AGTTCGTTGTAGCAGGAGAAAGATTCGAACTTTCGACCTTCAGGTTATGAGCCTGACGAGCTTCCACTGCTCTATCCTGCGATATATTTTAAGTTGAAGAACTTCGGACAAAAAAGTCCCACAAACTCTTTTTCTCTCGAATTTTCATTTGTGGGACAAATGTTTCACAAAGATAACAATTCTTTTTTTCAAAATCAAATTGTAGTGAAACTTTTTGTGGGGGTGTTGAATCTCTCGATTCAGTTTTATAAATATATGACAGATTTTGAAAAAATCAATTAGTGTCGAAATATTTTTTCAAAACTTTTAATAGATTAGAATCCAATCCAAGTTTTTTTATACCCTCGAAATCAAAATATCCACACTTGGTGTGTTCTTTTCCATCCATCGCATTTTCTAAATCTGGAAACAACGGATGGTTTACCTCAGAAACAAACAGATAAATAAAATCATTGGATAACCCACCTTCATCGTCCTTAGTTGGGATAGTTCCAACAAAATTCAGATCTTCTTCGGTGAATTGAAGATTGGTTTCCTCATATAACTCTCTTATTGCAGTTTCTCTCGGAGTTTCCCCAGCTTCTATTTGCCCCGCTGGAATAAACCACTGATTCGGGTGGGTATACTTCTCACTACGTTTACATAGTAAACATTTATCTTTATACTTTATTATGACTCCTGAATACATTTGAAGTTATTTTGTATTTATGTTTATGGATATATCAATAAATAATCACATTTTCGAAGTTGTTACCCTTACCGATCCATCTTCACAAAAAATCGGTATGATGGGTAAAAAATTCTCTCACCCCAACCAAGGCTTACTTTTTTTAATGGGAGGAAAGAAACAATGTTTTTGGATGAAAAATTGTATCATACCTTTAGACATTATTATAATAAAAAATAATGTGATAATCAATATCCACCACAATTGTCCTCCTTGTCAGGATGAAGATTGTCCGAGTTATTGTGGTAATGGAAATGTCGTGTTAGAATTGGATGGTGGAACTTGTGAAAAACTCGGAATTCAATCTGGCGATACTATCAAGTATCTCCTTTAGACTGTGATATTTTTTCTTTTAATACTTTTTGGAATTGATTTGCTATCATTTTGGTGAATTTCACAGTTGGAGAATCCTCAGACTCCCCGAATCGTTGACCACCTTTAGGAGGTCTTGTGCTCTTTCCTAAATAATTTAACCCCGATATATTGGTAATACATTTGTGTCCACCCGAATTTGATTGAATAAGATCCCAAGCGTTCACCCCAATTTTGTCTAAGAGTTTCATTTCTTCTTCTGAAAGCTCCTTGAAAGGCTTGTCCATCATAGATTTGATTTTTCCTAAAATCTCTTCTCCTCCATCCATAAACATAAATTTCCCACCATATAACGCATCAAAATCTTTGAAGGTAAATCCGACACTCATTGGTCCTACGCTTGTTTCACTTACCCACTTGATCGTTGACAAGGGGATTGATCTTTCTTTCAATTGAGGTTCCCATTTGGCTAATACTTCTTGGGCAATTTCTCCCAAATTTACTCCTTTCAATTCTCTTTCTTTTTTGAATGGATTACAAGAGGCTTGAACCAATCCTAAAGGCCAAGCCATAATCATAAAATCAGCCTCAGGATTATTTCTGTATGGAGTGTATCTGTCATAAGATCCTGGCTTAAACATACTTCCTCCCCCATATTGGAAAATGATATTATCAGATACAGTTGGAAATCCTTTCATTTGCTGAACATATTCTTCAGCGTTCTTCTGTAGTTGTTCTGGTGTTGCTGACGTTGTTTTTGTCATCCAAGCCTTTATATTGTTAAGAATTGACAACAACGATGGCTGTGAATCCATCACTAAACCTTCTAAAAATCCTGGCTTGTTCTTAAATGCCAATAAAAGTTTGTTGATGACCAAGCCGAGCAACATTTTATTCTTTTGTAAACTTTTTTCTTTGTCAAATCTAAATAGATAGTTTACAACTTCATCAGGTGAAATGTTTTGTCTGGCAAAATCCGCTGAGTCAACTGTGCTAATCAATAGTATGTCAGAGGATGGAAATAATTCTTTTGGTGAGACAATCTGAGAAATAGTTTCAACATTCGATCTTGATTGTCTAAATGATTTGGATTTTGTATCCTCAGCACCAGCCTGTCTATCGTGATGATCAGTATGGATCACAAACATTGGTTTTCCGTGAGCAAAATCAACAAGGACTGGCATTGTGTCTCCTGTTGCGTCATTTTTCTTAACGGCGAATTCCTTATCACCGTATTGAATGACGTGAGCGTCAACTACATCAATTCCATTATCCTCGAGATATTTCTTCATGGCAACCGCAGTGGTTACACCATCCAAATCTTGGTGAAAATATATTTCAGCTTTTGGATACCTTTTCATTCAATCATTGATATCCCTTAGTCCACTTTCCTTAAGTAGTTTCATAAATTTAATATTTCAATGTAAGAAGATACTTGGACTTGTTAATCAAAGCCAACATTTCATCTCGGATGTTAAGTAAATCTGTATCGTATCTTGAGTCAAGTTGATCAGAGAATCCAACTAAAAATTCAGTAATTCCATCCATAAATTCTTGAATACTTATTGCTTTGATATCTTGGAACATTAAAGCAAACTCAGGATCAAACTCAGGTCTACCATATTTACCCATCATTGCCTCAGTAAAATCATCTATCAAATCTCCGAGTCCGTCATATATTTTTCCATAAGTTTTATGTTTAGCATCTCCAAATGTTTGCCAATGAAGGAATTTCCATTGTAGTTGCACTTGAACGAGTTTTTGTATAAGTTCTTCTTTCATTTTTAATAAATTATAACCCTGGTATTGGGTTTATTTGGCCCAAGAACAAGTTCTGAAGCAATTTAGCAAACGGATCTAATCCTTGTGAGGATTGTGATGATGATGTTTGTGATGATGATTGTTGTGATTGTTGACTTGGTTCACCTCCCATATTTTGTTGTGAAAACTCCTCATCATAATATTGTCTTGCTTGTGAGGTGTTTTGATATTCTCCTAACTTTCTTTGGAATTCTTCGTCTCCAAGTCTTTTTGCGACTTCTTCGACCCCAACAAAATTACCTAATCCAATGTAATCCAAGAATCCTAACCACCACTTAGTTGATTGCATAAGAATTCTTAATCTTCTACCTTCAGGGGATCTAAATATTCTTGGTATACCTCCGAAGAAAACTTGACTCATAAAACCAGGTTTGGATAAAGCAGCAGTATCAAATATTTTAGTTGTCTTAAGAGTATCTAATATAATTGGAATATTTGTTTGCAGATTCGAAGCACTTTTGTTTCGTAATAACATACTTACTTGACTCTGAAGTCCTTTACTTTTTTGTCCCGCTCTTCCCAACAAAGTGAAATAATCCATAATGGTGTTTTTCATCCCTTTGAACACACCTAATGGCATCCCATCAAGAGCACGGTTAATTTTGCTCGCCCATCCATTTGGACCACCAGCTGATTGTAAAAATTTACCAACAACATTTGGTGATTTTGCCAAATTTTCTAAAGACTGAATTGCTAAATCATATTCTTTTGTACCTCTTGGGAACTTGTTTGCAGTTTTTAAAGCTGACTGAAGTGTTTTGGTGCTGGCAGATCCGAGTTTCAATGCCCCCATTACAGGTTTTGCAACTATATCCCCAGCATATGGGATAGCAGAAACGATACTAAGAATACCAAATAAGGTATCTCCTTGAGTGAAATACGATATACCGTTCACAATATCCACAACTCCTGTAGGGTCCGCAAGTCCCACAATATCCATTACTGTGTTATACCAAGCTTCGTCTAGTTGTTTTTCAGATTTTCCTCTTTCTGAAGTTAAATTTGATTTGAGAACCTCTAATTGGCTTTCGGTTATTATAAATTGAGCCATCTTTACATTTTTTAAATAAATATCAATAAAAACAAAAAAAAGGTCCCTTAGGACCTTTTGATTCAAATATTAAAAATCTAAAACACCTTGCTTTTTTATATCGACAAAATGTTGAACCCTTTTTTTAGCAACTTCACAATAATTTGGACTCAGTTCAATACCTATCCAACGTCTGTTCAAAATTTCAGCGCTAACTATAGAAGTTCCCGAACCAGTGAATGGGTCCAAAACTATATCATTTTTATATGTTAGGATTTTGATTGCTTTACTCGGAATATCCATTGAAAATGTCGCTTTGGTTTGTTGTTTTGTGTCCGCAAAATATTCCCATTGACCATAAACCAAACTCATGAACTCTTTCTTGTCTTCGTCCTTATAGACAGTCTTTTTCTTTACTGACCCATCCTCTTGTTCTATATCAATGACCTCGAAACTCCATTGACCCTCACCTTTCTTTTTCTTAATCCTATCTTTTTTATAGGCAAGGATGACACATTCTTTCGGATTATATATGTAAGGTGATGATGGTGACATCCAAGATCCCCACGCAGTTGTTTTACTCCTATGTGGTGAATTCTCATCAAGGTCAACAAGTCCATAAAATTGGAACCCAACTTTTTTCATCACAGACCAAAACTCAGCCATAAACAAAACTCTACCACCCCGATCTTGAACATTTATTTCGTAAGGAATGTTGATAGCGATTCTACCATCATCTTTCAATACACGAAAAGATTCTGACAACCAATTTTCAGTAAATTGCCAATAGTTCTCCATTGATTGATTGTCGTTATGAACATCATAATCGATCCCTACATTGTAAGGAGGAGATGTTACAATCAAATCAATGACAGACTCAGGGAACTTACTCATCTCTTCGACGCAATCCCCATTTATTATTTTATTTGTTTCCAAAATTACGGATTTTTTTCTAAGTTTTTGATTTTACGATCCAAATAGAAAAGGGCTTTCTTTAGATCTTCTAATTCTTTTGCAGGATCTTTTTTTCCTGCTCTTGCAACATATTTTACAACATTGAATAAGTATGCATCTTTGTCAAGTTCCCAAGCCTCACAGACTTTGATTACTTCATAAGTGTTATCTTCTCCCCCATAGTGATTTGGGTGATTAACCATTTCTTTTTTATTCGGATCCATTTTTCCTCCACTTTCTTTCTAAGTAATCAATATATTGATCATACTTTTTTGGATTGTATAACATCCAAATAAAATAAATGTCGATATACCAATCAATTTTCTTAAAAAACCGTTTTATTGTTTCCAAAATATTTTCCAATGGTTTCGATTCGTTCATCTGCATCGATCAGCATTCTGAGAGCTTCTTCTGCGTTATTGTAGAAATCTTTAGTGGAGTGATCTCCAATACCCACACCAAAATTTCCCAACAAATCTAATGTTAAAATTGCTTTAGCTTTGTCTGCCTCAGCAGATGCTAACAACATTTTTCTTAAATTTTCGTTTGTCATTTTTTACTCTTTTTAACTTTTTCTTTGGTTTCCTTAACTTCAACCTCAGATTTAGTAGGTTTTCTTAACGCCTTATATTCCGATTTGGGAACATAAACCCAAAAACCACTTTTGACTCTTTGATGAGCTTCGGTATCATTGATTCTGATAATGGAACCAACTTCCTTATTTGTTGCCGACTTAATAGATTTGATACACTTCATTTTTTATTATTTTTTTATTTACAGAATTTGAACTGAATCAAATATACCAAACTTATTTCTTGGAGTCAAAGTCCTCCAATTTCTTTACATCTATAACTTGAAAAATATACGACATTAACTTTCTTTTGATGATTGGGACCATTGTTTCATCGAACGGAAAGTTTTGCCCACATTTTACCTCAAATATTGGGAGTTGTCTATAAAATTCAGAATCTTTCCACTTGGAGTTTTGATCAATTATTTCAGTCATAGTTTTTTCATCAACTCCGCCTTGTGAAATCAAATCCAAGGTAGTTCTTGTTGTTGACTTATCTTTTCTATCTTGTTTTATCTCATACTCCCAAACATACAATGTCTCATTATGTTTTTGGTAGAAAAAAATATAACCTGTTCGAGAAAATAAATTACTTTTATTTTTCCTAACGTGTAACTCTATCGATTCGAATGCAATATTCCAAATGGATTTTGCGATATTGAATGCATCAAATAATCTTGGGCCAGAGAATCTAATCGTTTTATCAAGTTCAGTCTCATCCTCATCGGATAACGGCCCATATTTTTTTGTTACTAATTCTTTCACAAGAATCTCATCGTCACAAGATTGAAACTTTTTATTTGTCAACAATAAAGTTTTTTCTTTGGAAATGGATTGGATGTTTGCCAAATGTAAGGATAGTTCAACAAAATTGGGATATAACTCAAACTTGTCGAAACTTTGATCACACTTTTGAAGGTAATCCAATAAGGTATATTTGTTAAATTCAAAGTCCATTGGTTCTTTGAACATCCATTCTGGATCCAACTTAAAGGGTGTTTTTTTTCTCCTTGCCATTATATAATATTACGGTTGAATGAAATATAACTGTTATGATATTTTAATCAATTCTCATAACATAAAATAACTTTCCCTTGACAGATATTTCCCACGCTCCCCCATCATAATGATTTAATATTTGCCCATATCCATCATGATCTATAATTCCTCTGATCAATTCTTTTTCATTGATGAAGTCGTCATAATTCAATCCAAAATCATCCAAAAATCTTGTTATATTTTGTCTAACCCAATTTACATTATCTTCAATTCTTTGATTTATAATTTCCTCAGGGAAGTCACCATCGGGGTCACTTTCAATGTATCCTATTTCTTCTAAATACTCTTCATTTATCTCTTCTAATTCAGTTATTTTCTTAGAAAACCATTCGGTGTTACCCTTCTCTTTGAACAGATTGATTAGTTTTTCATTCTGCTCTATCTTATTCCGAAATAAATCAATTCGTTCTTGTTGTCTTGGGGACAACATTCTCAAAGATTCGTCAAAATAATCCTCAGCATTATCTCTTATATCCCTTTGATAAAATTCGAGAGCATACTCTATAACCGCTTCGTCATCAATAAAATCATACAAAAAATTTCTGTTATATGCACCAACTCCTTCGTCATTAATAATATCTTCCAAATATGATACAGAACTCGAGTCCATCTCATCATCCGTCCCAACAGCATATCTATTGGACTCCAAATCATTGTCAATTATTTCAAATTCAGAAGTATCATAATAAACTCCAGCAGGAATAATATTATAAACATCCATGTAGTCACCAGCATCAGGATCATCATCTTGCGCCTCTCCAACCTCAATAAGAAAATTCAAAAGGGCGTTTGCTTTCAGTCCCTCTTCATCTATGTTTGGATTAGACAAATCCCTTTCTCCATTTAAACGTCTTTCTTCAGCTGCGTTACGTTTTTGTATCA